ATTTCAAAGAGAAATATGGTGTAACGCAAGAAATGATAGAAGATCGTTTTGGTTATTCTGCAAGCTCATTCAGTGAATTTGATCTTGTGCAACTAACAAATATTCGAAATTCCTTAAAAGACAATATGTCTACTGTAGAAGATTGGTTCGACAAGGAAATTGGCAAACAACAATCAAGTGCCTTAGCTGCAGACTTCAACAAGGAACAGGGCGAGGTGAAGTCAGATGCAAACACCGTTCCAGCTGAACAAGAATAATTACCATTCTAGCGAAGCCAATCAGTACTATATGTCAGTTTCACAATTTAAGAGTGCAATAGAGTGTGAGGCTAGTGTAATTGCGGAGCTAGAGGGCAAGTATGAACGTACTTCATCCCTTGCTTTGACAGTAGGTTCTTATACGCATTCAGCATTTGAAAGCGACCTTGTTTTTGACGAATATGTCGAGGCAAACAGAGGCATTATTTTCAATACGCGAGGTGGGAAATACGCTGATTTTAAGCAAGCTGATTCCATGATACAAGCTATAAAAAATGACCGATTCGCAATGTTTGCCCTAGAAGGTGACAAAGAGGTTATTTTCACAGGTGAGCTGTTTGGTGTCCTATGGAAAATCAAAGTTGATGCAATTAATCATGGCCGTAAAACATTCACTGATTTAAAGACTACTCAGAGCCTTAGCAAGCGCTATTGGAGTGACAAGTATAGTAAGTATGTTTCGTTCGTTGAAGCCTTTGATTACGTGCTACAGATGGCTATTTATCGTGAAATAATCTATCAAAATACTGGCGCTTATTATGCACCGTACATTGTGGCAATCACTAAGGAAACACCACCTGATAAAGCAATTTTGCACTTTGACCAAAGCCGATTTGAGTTTGAATTGGAATATGTTAAGGAATATTTGCCAGGCATTATAGCCGCTAAATTAGGCAAGCAGGAGCCGAAACGATGTGAAGCATGTGGGTACTGCAGAGCTACAAAGCAATTAAACAACACATTTGAAATAGAGTTTCTTTTGAAGTAGGTGATACCAAGATGGCAGATATTACTTGGATAAAAATTAAAACTGACATGTTCGATAACGAGAAAATCAAGCTTATTGAACGGATGCCCGAAGGTGATACGATCCTCATAATTTGGATAAAGCTACTCACTTATGCAGGTAAGGCAAACTATAACGGCTTTATTATGCTAAGTGAAAATATCCCGATGAACATTGAAGAAATGGCGATCATCTTTAACAGGCCTTTAGAAAAAGTAAGGTATGCAATTCAAATACTGCAGCGTTACAAAATGCTAGAAGTAGACGAACAAGAGGTTGTCTTAATCGCTAATTGGGAGAAGCACCAAAACATTGATGGGATGCAAAGAGTTAGGGAATTAAACGCTAAGCGTAACAAGGAATATAGGGAAAGAAAGAAGCAATTAGTCTTAGAAATGCCGCCCGAAAATAGTGACGTTGCCGTGACGTCACATGACGGTACAGATATAGATATAGATAAAGATATAGATAAAGAATATATATTGTCGGGCAACAAGCCCGACTCAATTCCTTACAAAGAAATTATCGATTATCTAAACCAAAAAGCTAATAAAAAATTTAAACATACATCACAGAAAACACAAACATTAATCAAAGCTAGGTTTAAAGAGAAATTCACTTTAGATGATTTCAAACAGGTAATCGATATAAAAACAGCTCAATGGTTAGAAGATCCTAAAATGTCCGTCTATTTACGTCCTGAGACATTATTCGGAACTAAATTTGAGGGATACCTAAATGAGCAAAGCAAGTTTGTTCCTACATCACCATTACAAAATCAAGGTCCTGCACAAACAACAATGTACAAGCCAATCAATTCCGACATGACTAGAGGTGAAGGTTAATGCTTACAGAAGAAGCCGTATTAGGAACGTTACTCAAGTTCCCTCACTTATTAACGGATACAGAATTAAAGCCAAGCTATTTCCAGTATGCAGAGAATCGCAATGTATTACAGGCCATGAAAGAGTTGAACGCTAAAGGTCAGGTTGTTGACTTAATAACCATGTTGACACAAGGTAGGCCCGAAGATTTCGGTGGAGCTGGAAAGCTTAATAAAATTCAAAATCTCGCAAACGAAGAAAAGTTTGATAGTTACGTTGGCATTTTACTAGATAAATGGCGTGAACGTGAAAAGCAAAACATCTTGGAAGTAGCCAAACATGAAAACTGGCCACTTGAAAAAATCACGAATGAATTAAATAGCTTGGTATCAAACAACACAGACGATCACAACAGCATTAACGAATTGGTGATGCAGGTTGCAGAAGATCCCTGGAAGCCAATGCAAGGAACAAAGGGAATCCCTACAGGCTTAGAAGCATTACAGACCGCAACAAGCGGCTGGCAAAATACAGATTTAATAATTGTAGCTGCAAGGCCATCTATGGGTAAAACAGATTTCATGTTGCATTGTGTGAAGCAAGCAGGCTGGCAAGGCTGTTTACCAATTGTCTTTAGTTTAGAAATGTCTGCAGCAAAATTAAGAGATCGCATGATTGCTTCTACAGGCAATTACAACCGTAACAAAATGAAAAACCTATATGAGCGATTAACAGAGGGCCAAAAAGAGTCCTGGATGAAAGTAATTGCTCAGGTTTCTAAAACAAACGTTGAAATTTTTGATAAGAGTGGACAAACCATTTCCGAAATGCGAATGAAGATCAGGAAAATACGGAATCAGATTCCTGATAAACAGCTAATTATATTCATCGATTATTTAACACTTATAAAGCCATCAGATGAATCAAAAAGCATGCATTTATCGATCTCAGAAATATCTAAGGCATTAAAGGCAATTGCAAAAGAATTTAATTGTCCTGTAATTTCACTGGCCCAATTATCGCGTGGTGTAGAAAAGCGCCCTGATAAGCGCCCTATGCTATCAGATTTACGTGAATCGGGAAGTATTGAGGAAGACGCTGATGTTGTAGTGTTCTTGTACCGTGATGCTTATTACTCAAAAAATGATGAAGACGATTCTTTGGAAATCATCATGGCTAAGAACCGCGAAGGAGAAGTTGGTACAGTAAAAGCTAAATTCAACAGATGGACAGGTGTAGTGAGTGACGTTTAATGAGTTATTACTTGAAGCAATCAAGTGTGATGATGAACTACTAGCCTACTCAATCTACTGGCTCATAAAAAACAATGTCGTAAAGGGAACTGATTGGGCCAACAATATCAACTGGAATCTAGTAAATCATGAAGAAGTAAAGCAAATGAGAGAACGTAATGAATTGAATCTGCAAACGATC